GCATAGCCCGCCGGCCACAGCAATTGGCGTGACTGGACGGATCTATCCAAATGCCTGGGTTGATCTGTTCTGGAAGGCCTGCGCCGCCTTGATGCCCCGCTCTTCCTTCCCAGCCGAGCCAAGAGAACCTAAGTGGTGGAGGCCAACCGAATTCCTTACCGTTCCACAGGAAGACAAGCCTCTCTCCGGGAACGGAGAACCGATGCTCGTTCAGCTCGATCGGGTTAACGACCTCTAGACCCTGGGGATCACTGATGAACTCCGCGGTATATCTAACCCGACAATGCAGCTCTACGCGTGCGTGAGGGATCATTGTCATCCTCAAGCGCACGGGATCGTTGGAACGATTGTACACCTCTGCAACTAAGGACAGGTCGAGCTGGGCATAATGCAGGCGGGCCTTGACGCGCAAAAGCTGTCCGGTCCTGACCACGCGAGCCTCGAACTCAGCCACCACGGGGTGTACCGCAATCGGAGCATCGCCGCCCTCAATGATCGGAATAGGTGCCGGCCAATCCAGGGTCACGGTGATGTCGCTTGTCTCGCAACCGGGCGTGTAATCATCGAATGGTCTAAAGGTGAAGACGGCCGCCGGGGCAAAGGTTCCATCCTCCAGCGTCATGATTTCTTGGTAGTCGCTTACGAACATGAAGAAGCTGAGCTGATTGAACGGTAGGTTGAACTGTTCCGAAATCGGTGATCGATTACCGTCGCAGCCGATGAACCCAGGGCGTACGGTTCCGCCTCTGACGATGGGCTGTCCATTCAGAAGGATCTCGAATTCGCCAAAGGTCTGCTCTAAGTCTGCCCGCAAGATGGCTACAACCGGGACACGGGCGTTGGGGTTGTCAACGATTTCAAGCCGCTCGCCGCCCTCTGTGATCAATTCGTAGATGTTGGGAGCCCCTTCGAAGCGGAACTCCATTGCCGAATCCGGGGACAGAGTTACGGTGATCTCATTCTCCAGTAGTGGATTGTTGGCGTAGGTTTGGTCCTCAAGTGGAACCGATATATCAGGCGTTTGAGGCGTGGTGTAGGCTCTGTTCCACATGTCGACTTGTTCTTGCTTGTCGACCCTATCCATGTGGATGACGGTCCCCTCGCCTCCGGTGTTGTTCTCGATCTCAAGACCTTCAGGACCAAGCACTCTCTCGATAATAGCATTCTTCATCAACCTTTCCGGCTCATCACCTTGCAGGAACTTAGGCATCGTGTCAGGTTCGGTCGTCATGTTCCACGCGCTGTGCGCCCCGAAACGACCGGTTGTGTTTTCGTTGACGTAATACTCTCTGACTCCGTTGCTCGATCTGAAGATTCCGTCGCAGTCCTCTGTCCGGGATACTTTCTCGGTACAGGGCGCCAGAGAGTTTGACATCCAACCCCTGGGGGTCAGTCCGTCTTGAGTGAACGAGTACGCGAGCTGGACCCGATGGAGAGGGGCCTCCTCCGAGCCAAAGCCTAACCCAGGTTCGTCGTAATCGCTCTGTCTTGGTGTCCGACAGAACAAGTCCGATCCATTGCTCGAAGGAACCCCTAGGCCACCCTGGCGATAGAATATATCTTCGTGCTGTCCTAAAAGCTTTGCACCAACGCCGACTGTCCCGTTGCCGTTTAGATCGATACAACTTGTCTCGCTCTTGCCGCATATCTCGTTTGCCTCCACTGCTGTCGATGCGCACGCTGGGGGCCACGTATCGCAGATGTCCAAATCGAAACACTCTCCGCCGTTGGGTTCGTGAACCTTTGCCCGCTCCACCCTGTGGCTGGCCACATTTCGATTGACCGTCCCGCCTGAGGTTATGGGAGCGACTCTACCGGCTGCGTCCCTGTTGAACCTTGTGTCCGTCTTGGCACGCATCCAACGACGTCCAGCGAATGCCATCGGCCAGGTGCCACTTGTGCCGCCCCCATCAAGCCATGTCTCATCTTCAGGGTGGCAGGCCAACTTGCATCCGCAATACTCGAATCCGCCGGAACCAAGTATATCAGGTATCCCCAGCCACTGTCTCCTGAGGTTGGTGAACCAAATGTCTGCGGAGGTCCCGTTGCATTCGTCGGGATATCCAGGAGCGTATTGGCAGTCACCCATGTCTTAAATCCCAGAATCCAAGTGAGCCCAACGCGCGATCCATCTAATAAACGATACTAACAACACCAAGGGGGCATCTTTTAGAAAGTGTAGGGGCCCCGGGACACTTTTATTCACAGGTTCAATCATACCTGACCCCCACGACAGAAACGATCCTCTGAGTAGTAGATGCTCTCTGTCCAGCGAGGGTTGTTGAAATGACCGACAAACAGAATTCCGCCGTTTTCAGACACAGCGGCACGGCATCGACTGACAAACACTCGCGGCCCTATGTCTCCGCCACAAAACCAGGCCTCCGCTTCGCCACGATCATTAAGCGAAAAGTGCGCGTTGTGGTGCAAGCAAGGCTGGTTATCTAACTGGCCGGATGGATCAACTGCCATCCTATCCGAATGGCTCCTGTTGCCTCGTGCCCTGATTGGGCTGTCCGTCTGCAACTCTAACCGTCCCGTGTCCGGATTAACCGTCAACCCGAAGACTGCACGTCCGCACATATTGAGAGACCAACGCCGCTCGCCTTCAGGGTAAAACGGCGCTGGTGCCTGCTGGCAACTTGGTTCCGGTGGCGGCGGCGGTTCAGCGAACGGGTCTCGCTCAAAAGGTAATACGTCGCCTCCAGGCGGTGCAGGCAAATGAGGCATTAGCCAAGCCCTCCATTGACCGCGCCACACTCTGATCGCTCGGCGTCGATAACCCTGTCAACGAATACCAATGGCTGCGTTAACGCTACATTCAACACGCCGTCAACAAAGAACGTATGCTGAAGGACGATTTTCTTTCTGTTTTGAAGTGTGAAGGGTACATTTTCTACAACTAGCGGACGGAAGAAAACTTCCAACGGTAAGTTGGGCTGCACGATTGCTACTACCGGATCGTCTACGAACTCCCAGCGAGGAACCAATGGCGGCTCTCTGTCACCCTGGAAGACCATAGGGCGAACCCAGACCCAAAGACCGGTCTCGTCGCCTAGGCCACCGTTGTCGGGATTCAAGATAATCGCCGCCCACCCGTCGCCAAGCTGGACAGGTGGCGGTGGAATTCTCGTACCAAACACCTGTCGTGGTGGTGGTACGAATGACTGCTGATTGATCCACTCTCTGGTATCGTTCCAAGATGCTGCGGTAACCCTTTCCCCAGCTCGCAGTATTCTCACACCCCGATTGATTAAGGATGGACCTGAGTCGGCAGTGTGCATTACCTAGGCCCCACCACGTTACCAGCGTTGACAACTGGCAACGATCCAATACTTAAAACGCCATCGCTCTCAAGTCCCAACAGATTGAAATCGATGCTTTTATACACCTGCACCAACATATGGCCGGCAGGAGGATTTGGTTGACCCTGAGCGTTAACCAGAGTGATTGGTACTATAGGTACGCCTTCAGCTATTCTGCCTGTCACTGGATCGTGCAGTACGAGATTGGCGAGCCACGTTTCTGGGTGTACCTGGAACTCGTAACGAGTCGAAAAGGTTTGCCCACCGTCGTTAGAACTGAATCTGACCCTGGCGAGCAACACCTCGGTTGGCGCAAAACCAAACCAATTCAGACTATTAACCTTGTTGCTAAACTCTCTAGCTTGACCCATCGGACTAGAGGTGCGAATTTGAGTTAACGAGAAGTCGATCATTGAAATCGAAACATCAACTCTGGCTGGGTCTTCCCTGACCAACCGGGTAATCGGCTGCCCCTGATCGTCTATTTTGATATTCCCCGATTCATCCCTAACAGGCACATTGTGTTCTAGTATGATGGGGTTGCCGTTTACATCTTTGGAAGTCTGAACGCTTTGTATGGTTGACCCACCCTCAAGCTGGGCCTGCCCCTCTGGACCGATGTCCGCAAAGTCGAATACGGGAACACCGTACGTGATTGTCAGCCTGACGATCTCGCGATCTTCAGCGCGACCCTCTATTCTGGTGCAAACCAAGTCGGGTCTGTCTGGATAGAAATCTCTACCCACTACAGGTACACCTTGAACGGCCATTGCTGCTGACAACTTCAAAGTAGCGCTGATCGTGTTATCTAACCCGCTCACGACAGCGGTGCGGATTATCTCATCCCCCCTTATGGTCCTGACAATGGACGCATCGTCAATGGTGTCGAATTGAATTTCAATTGCCATTAGGTATTACCAGTTGAGGTTCTTTGAGAAGTATCCTTTTTAATATCCGGATCGCCTCTTTTGCGTTCATGTCAGCGTTCGCATCGAAGACGATCTGCTTCCTGCCCGCACTTCCTCCAGGTATCACGTCACGCAACCTGGAGAATGCCCGGACGCCACCAGTTCCACCTCGACCACCTGCGCCGGTTAATGCACCTGAGACGCCTTTGAAAATATCCTTGAATGAAAATCCGCCCGCCCCTTTTTCGAAGAGAGCCTTCACCACCTTGTCAGTCGCGTCCGCTGCATCGGTTGCCGCTTTTTCAGTATCCAGAAAACCTTGAGCCATCGCCTCTATGTTGGTGACTACAGCTCTAATTGTTGGTAACCCTACCCCGAAAGCCTCAAACAGCTTCCTGCCCAAAGATGCTTTGGCACTGACGGGAATAATGCTGTCCAACACTCTAACAGCTTCAGAGACCATCAGAATTAGCTCTCCAATAGCCGCTGCGCCAAGAGCACGCAAGCGATTGATTATGGAGCTGATTTTCAAAATCACAGCTAGAAATATCTTTGAGGCACTAACCATCAGTTGGAACCCCTGGACGAAAACCGTAGATACAGATCCGGAGTTTTGTTCTACCTTTATCAAGGCATTGACTAAGTCGGTTATTTGGTTGGCGACCGCTCCTGTCGCCTGAATCATTGACCCCTTCATGAGTTGAGTCAGCTCAAACATAGAGTCCGATGTGCGCTCGACCTTATCAGCCAACCCCTTATCCACAACTACGCCTAATGCCTTAGCTCTGTCCATCATGGCCTTAAGCGTCTTCTCACCTCTACCGACTATCTGAATTAAAGAGACTCCCTCACTATCGAATAGCTTGAATGACAGACGAACCTTGTCGGCTTGTAGCTTCACGCCTTCGAATGCTTTAGCAATACGAAGCATGATCTTTTCGACAGGCAACTTGACTAGATCGGCAGCATTAAGACCCAACTCCTTTATTGCCGCCTGAGCTTCGCCTGTGTTTTTAGCGGCCTCCGACACCCTCCTGATTAATCGCTGCAGTGCCATGTCTAGCGTCGTGATCTTGACACCAGCTAAACCGGCAGCGAAACGCAATGAGCTAAGAGCCTTCGTAGAGATCCCCAACTTGCCGGAAATCTTCGCCAACTCATCAATGGTCTTGAGGGTTCTCCTCAGGGCTAACGCAGTGGCTACAGGAATAGCAGCAGCAATGGCAGCGCCAAACTTAACCATGTTACCTGCCATCTTGCGAACATTGAATCCCCATCGCTTGAGGATACGGTCGGCGTTCTTCATCCCCTTCTTGAACTTGCCGATGCTCGCGGTGAGCGATACCGACATGTTGGCGATAGACTTGGATTTTGCCATTACCTAATACTTCCCGTGACTACCGCCCACATCTGTTCTGGTGTCTGTTGCTTCTTTGGTCTGCCCAATAGCTCCCAAGGTGTCTCTTTGTTGCCTAGCATCGCCCCGATCATTGAACCTAGATAAGCCTGAGGCATCAGCATTTCACCAGTTGCCGCATAAGCTACCCAGCCCATGTACTGGGGAAGCGTCATTTCCTCCATCATCTGATCAACGTCTAACCGACCCATTGCCATCGCCAAGGTGAACGAGAACATGCGCAACGGATCGTCTAGGAGTTTTTTACCCGGCCCTCAGCTTCCTCTTCTGAGAAACCGTTGTGCACCATGGCCGCATCGGCGCATCGCTGCAACGGGGCCAACTCGGGGTCTGCCGCGATCAGCTCCGTGACTTGCTCTTCTGTGAAGATAGGCTCACCGTTCTCATCACAGACGGTCATCACGAACCAAGCGAACATACTTTCCAGTTCATCGTCTGGGCTGCGTTCCTTCGCATCATCACCGATGGTCTGAGCCAGCCGCTTGATGGTCTTGTATCCGGACGCCCGCAGTTTTCGGACGTAGACGAACCCTTTGCCGTCACCTGCCCACTCCGGCGTTTCCACCTTTACGATAGACTCCTTCGACTTAGCCGAAAGGATCTGCTTTGCATTCAATGTCATGGTTGCCCAACCTTAAAAAGTGTCCAAATTATGCTGCTGCCGGTGTCAGCGTAGGCTTGGGTTTCCCGTCCCAACGCCATGTAAAGTTAGCCGTTCCTGGCGCGTCGACAGGTACAGTGTTGTCGTAGGACTCTATGTACCCAGTGCCAGCAAAGATGGCGCCCGCTGACTTGCCGAGCGGCGTCTTATAGGTGATCGCTAACGTGTCAATTTCTCCGATCGGCGGAAGAGATTGATCCAAGTCAGCAAACGTTTCGAAATTGATAGCGCCGTAATTAATCAAGGTACCTGGGATCATTTGCACATTAGCGCTTACCATGTGCGTCACGTCGTGCGATGAGATTGCCTGATCTACTGCGTTGGCTGAAACCACTTCAGCAGTAAACCCGTTTGAGCCGAAAGCGAGCGTTACTCCGGTCCCAACCTCTGCAGGAATTACCATTACCTACTCCTTTACAATGACGGCACCGTTTCCCGATGCGCAAATTCAAACTCTAAAGCAACACCATGTGCATTGATGTTGTCGCCGAACCTCTGTTCATCAAGGTCGAAGTCATTGACCAGGTGGCACATTCCTACCTCTGCGTCGTTAGGCGAGGTGCCGAGCGTGCCCTGGAAACCGTCCAGTGTATCGCGTACCTCGTCGGCCAGCGTCTCCGCTTTGATTGACCCATTGTCCCAGCAAGTCAGTGTAAACGTCGGCATAGCCAATCCTGTGGCACCGCCCATATGATGCACTGGATTCTTACCGTCTTTAGTGATGATGATGTACGGCAGAGCGTCTTCCTGATCCGCTCTGTTGAACCTGATCTTGGTACCAACGATCGTGGAAATCGCTGCTCGGTCTAGCAAGTGTTTACGGATGGCCGTCTTGATACTCATACTTTCTTAGCTCTAGGGAACAAGACGAACAACCTCTTTCGAATACCGATAGCGATCTTCCTGAATTCCCTATCCTGTATGCTATTCACCGTTCCTCTGATGAATCTTTTGGCGGCAGCTCTGGGCGTGCCAAACTCTACGGCAAACATCTTGATAGATTCCTGCCTGTCTTTGGGCATGGTTATGCCGATACCGATGCCCCTCCTACCTCTGGGTATCGTGCGAACCTTTTGCTTTCTAACGATTGATTTTAGGTCTCCCGTATCGACAGGTGTGCTTGCGACAATCAGACTCTTGATCCTCTTAGCGGAATCCCTGAATTCCTTTTTGACCAGCCCTGGAGCTTTTCGGCCCAACAACTCCAGCTTCTGACTCAGAGCAGCATCGCCGAAAAGTTTAACGTTTACGAAGCTCATGCTACATCCGTCCTGGGGGTTTCCGCACAGGTCACAACGTGAATCGCCCTAAGGTTGTTGACAGTAGCGATGTTCAGGATCTTGAATGTTCTTACCTCGTCCACCATTCTCAATTGATCCTGCGCCTTTAGCGTTGGGAAGAACAGGAAAGTGATCTTCACCGTTCGCTGTGTTTCCGTCCTGTCCGCCTGATCGTTCTCCCCTCCGCTTACGTCTTCCAATAAGGCGAACACTGGCGAATCTGCGGCCTCCGCAAACGATTCCACGAGGTCGCCATCTGAGTTCTCCGCTGTCGACTGCGTGAATATCCCGATGGGCGTCCTAAAGTCTCCGGCTTGGTATCGAAGGGTGACCATTCAACAGACCTCTAATACCCGGTGGTGCATGAACAGATCCTTAGCCGTCTGCGGCACTTCCGCAGTAATCGTTCCAACTACGACGTTCTCCCTGTTGGCGTATATATGGGCAACGGTCAGATGGATGGCCGTCTTCAGCTCGCTGGGAACTGCTGCCGCGTTCGCGTAGCCAGCGACGAAATCGACGGTCACCGAGTTGATTTCTCCCCTGGTATCTGGCCATGACTGGTTATGCTTGAGGGCTATACGTCCAGGCAAGCTGGCAAAGTCCGTCTTGAATACGTCCGTTGAAAGAGTCTGCTCGACACCGTTGACGTCCAGGTATTTGATAGAGTTGACGGCCGTTGCCGGCGACTTAGGGAACTCGAAGAAGTCAACGGGGAATCTATCAAGGAACCAATCGAACGTGGCAGAGACAAGCTGCAAGCGGCCTACTGACTCGATGCCATCTGTGGCGCCGGCAATGAGACCATCTACGTATGCGTCGTCCAGCGAAGTAACTACGCGGGCGTGCTGCTTAGCTTCAGTGGCTGTAACAGCAGCAGCAGGCGTCGTAGTTTTAACTAGTGCCAGTCCCACGCGTCACC